AATGTAATAAAGAATCCAGAAGCACATCTTTTGATAAATACACTCACAGAGTCTGAACAAACGTGTTTATTTCCGAATACTATGCCACCGGCACAAGAAGAAACAATTATAAATAACTTGTTGCAAAAAAGAAATAAACAAGTTCGAATTATTATTTATGGAAGAAATGCAAACGATGATAAACTATACGAAAAATATCAACAACTAGTTAAATTAGGATTTTTTAATGTATATATTTATCCAGGTGGACTTTTTGAATGGCTGATGTTGCAAGATATTTATGGATTTGTTGAATTTCCAACCACAACAAAACAATTAGACTTTTTAAAGTATAAACCAAAGCAAGTTCTTAACGTGGGACTTTTGCAATATTAGACGTCTTTACTCAGGGGGTTTTCGATTTCATTTCAAGACCTATGTTTGCAAGTTCGTCCGCTCTTACGTTGTCTTTTCTAAAAATGTGTTGATAATATACTTTGTCAAAGAAGGTTTCTAAGCGTTTTGCTCTTAAGTAAAAGTCAATTATATTTGACGATTTTACTTTATATTCTCCTTTCATTTGTTTGATGATCAATTCACTATCTCCCATAACTAATAATTCTTTTATTCCCAACTCATTCGCTTTATTCAATCCTAAAATAAGTCCGCTATATTCTGCCACATTGTTAGTTTCTTTAATTCCGACGTAAGTAGACGCAGACCAAATTTCTTCGTCGTTCTTATATATTACGGCTCCAGCTCCCGCTGGTCCTGGGTTTCCTTTACTGCATCCGTCAAATTTAAAACAATACTCAATTATTGGTATAACTTTTGTCGAAAGAGGCGTAAATAAAACATTGAGCGCTTTTTTCATTGACATTTATATGAAAACATTATAACTTTAATTATTCTAATCATTTTTATTTGCAATAGAAATGATTATTTTCTAGACTTTCTCCTCTTTTTTTTGGTAATCCTTTTTTTTCTATTAGTACGTTTCCTTTTACTGCGTCTTCGCTTTTTTCCTCCGCCTATGTTTATGCCTTTATCTTCTTTTATAACATCTGTCAAAAGTTCATAAAGCTCGTCTATTTCAGGATCCTCTAGATACGCGCGCTGCATAACTTCTTTAAACTTACCAGAAAGACGACACTTTACTAAGTTTCGCAAAAGAGAGGCGGACATTGCTTCCACCGGGATAGAATCGACATTTAGTGAGGCTAGTTGTTCGTAGTTCATTGTTTTGTAACTACTCATTGAGGGACGCGTAAGTTGCATTTGTTCAAATTTTACTGGCGCTAATTTCTTTTCTAAGGACGGGCCTAAAAATTTTGAGTAGTCTCTGTCATCCCCAACAAATAGTTTCAACGTTAATCCTTCTCTCGGATACATATAAAATTTAAATAAAATGTAGTTGATTGCTTTTAAAATTGGGGTTGTTTTGCTATTAATTTGAGAAACCTCTTCTTCAAACGATTCATTCATGCAAAGAATTAATACGTTAACGTTTTTAATTTTTTCTGCTAGATCGTGTTCTTCTTCAGATAATTTTTGTTTTAGTCTATCAACCATCAAAGATAAAAAAAGATATGCCTTTGTTTGGCAGTCTAATGGATTCTCATCTGAATCTACAGAATGAGACAAAATAATGTTAATTTGCGTTAAATTATTTTGTGCTGCGGCTAATATCATAGTTTTTACAAGCAATAGGTGTCCAGGAGTTGGTGGATTCATTCGAGCTATTGTCGCGATTATAGTTGCTTCATTATTTTCTTTATTAAATGGTCTTATAATTTTATATTCTGACTCCATTGGCAAAATATTTAGATTTTCTGAGGTAGTCATTACTATAAAGTCATATAAAAAAATATGTGAAATTATTTTTGATCAATATTATAAAGTTACTGAATGTATAAATCAATATCTTTTAACCAATTAGAAAGAGAGTCGGGTTCATTAAATATATCCTGATTTCCATCAAGAGTAAGAATATTAGTTGATAGTGTGAAAATTTCCTTCATCATGTTATCGTGATACTCGTCGCATTTTGTTAAATAATCTAGAGGAATCTCACTTTCTCCAATTCTAGATCTCTGCTTGATTCGGTCAAAACAAACCTGTGGATTCGTTTTCACATAAATTACACCACTTATGGGATAGTCCTCGATGAAAGTATCAAACCATTTCAAATAAATTTGATAGTTTACATCTTCAATCAACTCAGAATCAAATAACATTTTTGCAAAAACCAGTCTATCTGTATGCAGAGATCTTTCTGTTACTATAATAGAATCCGGATTTTGTTTTACAATCTTTCGCAAAATATCCAATCGCGAAATATATGCCATCATTTGAAAAGAGAAAGAATACTTCTTTTGATCTTTGTAAAACTTTTCAAGCATACTTGAGCCGTTTTTATCACAAATTGATTGCCATTCACTTACGGGTTCGTCTGCAAATATTATATTTTGGTTACTTTTGCAATGCTGTTTGAGATGGTTTAAAAGCGTAGACTTTCCAGAACCAATATTTCCGTCAATTGTGAAGATTCGCGTCATTATAGTTTGCGCAATATTTATATCTTTTATTTTGATTCAATTTTTTACACCTTTTTTCATTTCAAACGCCGATTATTTATAGACCTTTTTATAAATAATCACTTATAAAGTTTCTTAATCTTTCTTGTTTTATTCTTTTCTATATATTTCTCGGGGCGGTCGTAAGCACCCTTAAATATATTTTCATACTTTTCCCTTGGTATTTCGCTTATTACTTTTGCTATATTTTCCTTCAAATTCTCATATTTCAATCCATCTAATTTCTGTAATCGTGATTTCAAGATACTAAAATAGTTTTCAATTGAATTTGTAAAATGTTGGTAAGGAACTGCGTATAATATATTGTTGTGTTTATTTACTAAGGTTTTTATTCTTTCATTTCTATGAGCGGAAGCGTTATCCAATATAATTAGTTTGTTTTTCAATTTACTTGTAATTTTATGCTCTAAAAATTCAATCAATCTATCTGTATTTATTCCACCTTTTTGGTATAAGTCCCAATGTAAAACGCCATTCACCGAAATAGCAAATACTTCTGTATATTTCTTGAATACTTCCTGCGATTGTGTCTTTATCACACAACGCTTACCTTTACCACTATAACAATGGTTTCGTTTTTGTAATGATTTTATACTGGTTTCGTCAATACAAATAATATCTTCTATTTTATATTTCTTTACTTCCTCATAAAACTCTTTAATTTTTGAATTGATATCAATGTCTTTTCCAAACCTTTTTATTGGTTCGTGTCTTATTCTTGTAAGTTTCAAAGTAATATTGTTATCGTTTATTACCCTGTATAATTGAGAAGTAGATATTTCAGCGTCTTTATATTTTTCTTGTAGTTTTTGTTTTAGGTCTTGTAATGTAATAGTTTTATTCTTTTTTATTTCATCTAACAAAAACCTAACATGTTCCCTTTTCACTTTATACGCAATTGGGTTTCTATAATGAATATCAACATTTCCTTCTTTTTTATATTGTTCAACCCAACGCATTAAACTTCTTGCTGAACATTTGAAAATTTTACATACTTCTTCCTGTGTTTTATCTTCCACTAAATAATAATTTACAGCAGTTAATTTATAATCTGCGCTTTTATGGGAAGGCATATAATTACTATATTATATTTATAGTAATTATTTTATTAAGTTATAATATATAATGAACGAATGTGTAAAAATAAAAACTGACAAATATTCTTTTAGGAATTCTCCTCCCTATCCAGCAAATAAATGTAAATCTATGAAGAAAAAGGGGAATGACGGCAAATTTTATTCATCACAGCCTGATAAAAATGGAACATATAAATGGGTAAATGTGAATAAAAACAAAACACTCAAGAATAAAGCAACGAAAGAAGATTTACAAAGGCTAGTCAAAAAATATGAAGTTACAAAAAGCGGTTCAAATCGGGAAGTAGCTGAACGACTTGTAAAAGTCAAGGGGTTTCTTATAAAAAATAAAACAGATAGAAAAATAATAGAACAATTTTTGAAAACTCCAACGCAATATACAAAACTCCGCGGATTTATACCACTTAAGATGTAATTATGTTTATATAATTTAATTTTGTTAATTATATAAAAATATAACCTTATAATAGAGTAGTTCTATATATTGAATGGATGCTGATAAAATAAAACTATTAGAAGAAGAAAATATAAAACTACGAAACGAATTAAATGACACCAAAGAGCATTTGAAAAAATATACAAGTCCATTAAGAAATAAGACATATTATGAGGAAAATAAAGAAAAGCATAAACAACAAGTTAAGGAATACAGAGAGAAAACGAATTATGTATATGAAGTTCCGCCTGAAAAGAAAAAGGAATACGCAAGAAGAGCATATTTGAATAAAAAGGAAAAACTAAAGAAGGATAAGGAAGAAAACGAAAAATCCATGGAAGATAACATTTAGGCATTTATATAAATTAATTAAATTAAATTATATAAAAATAAAATCTTTAGGTATAATATAGGATGCCCAAAAAGAAAAAGGAGGAAGTCCTACCTCCCAAGGTTAAGCAAAAAGTTGTCCGTAAAGATGTGAAGGAACGCAAAGAAGCAAACAAAGATACAGAATTCACCTGCGTGAAAATGAGTTTTAATAGTTTAGTTGAAAATAACTATTTGAATAGTGGAATACAGGAAATTGTATTGAATATCAATAAGATTTGCTTCCTCTCTTACCAATTGTTAAACTACCACTTTACAAGATTGATACAAGAAAAGAAACCTTTACCTGAAATTACCCAAAATTTATTCTACCAAGCGTGTTCTAATGTATCTGTAATACGGGAACGAAAAGAAAAGATTGATACTACCGACGAAATGTATATTAGTTTTTCTCAATACAAACAGCATTTGGGTCACCTTCCGTTTCGTGATAGAATGGGTAATCTCATAAACAATTTGAATAGACAGCAAATTACCATGGCGAATAACCATCTTTCTTTGAATTTCTATAAACGATTTCATAAATACTTGGAATTGAAAACAGGGGAAAAAAGAAAGGCTGTCATTTATAAGTGGTTGAAGGATATTTACGCACTTGAATACAATGGCAGAAACTTCTTTATTATGAAAATGAGGCAATGGTTGAAATATATACCCACCGAAGAAAATATCAAGAAGCATTCTAACCACTTTGTAAGTGTCTATTATAAAATCCTACAAGAATTTGAGAAGTATCCTTATATGAAAGGTGTAAGAACTTTCAATTTACTTCCAACAAAAAACTCATTTACTTTATCTGCAATTGAAATTTGTAGTAGTTGTTTGAAGGATATCATTTCTTATTTTACAAAACAACCTGTTCCAAAGGATTTTGATGAAAACAAATTGGTATATTGGTACGAACTTTTCAAAATAGAAAAATATGAAACAAAGGAACGAAAGTTTGCTTATGCTATTTTTACAGATGGAAAAGTGGGCGTAGTAAGATTGAGGAAACCTAAATTTGAAGCACCAAAAGCAAAAGACATAAAAAAGGTAAATTA